ATGTTTGTTATTCAATTCTATATAGTAATGGTTTAGATGTAAATAAGACGTTAATATTAAGTAACTTTCTTACTGCAGATACTAGTAAATATTCTAGAATTTATATTAAAAGATTGGTTAAAATATGTGATTTAAAATTAAAGATAATTGATGATGATACAATCGAATTAACTGGATTTAAAAATGTATTTTATATTAAACTATTTACAACATTATTTAGAATTTTATTTGAATACTATCCAGATTATAAAATAAATTATAAAGATAGGAATATAAGTTTTTTAGATAAATATATTAAACAAAAAAATAATAGTGATTACAAAGATATGTTAGAAAGGCTAATATATTGTTACCAAAAAAGTTTAATGTTTCAGGGTGGTGGTCACGGAATAACAGCTTCTAAAGATCAAATAATATTAATAAAAAATATTAATGATTTAAGAAATTGGGATTCTGACAAATATCACAATGATATGCAAAGCTTTTTTTGTAGAAAAAACTAAAAAAATAGAGAATGATAAAGTTGCCAACCGAGATGGTCAAAGCAAACAGAGTAAACCCAAGAAGTATAATTCTTTTTGGCAAGCCTAAAATAGGCAAAACAACCGCAATTTCTCAATTAGAGAATTGTTTAATTATAGATTTAGAAGGAGGAACTGATTATTTAGATGCTCTCAAAATAGATGTAATTAAAATAGCAGAAGAAGAAAAATTATCTCCAATAAAGGTGCTTAAAAATGTTATAGATTCTCTTAAAAAAGCTAATGAAGCTAAAGGAGGATTTGTATATAAATTTGGAGCAATAGATACTATTAGTGTCTTAGAAGATATGGTAATGCCAGTAGCTTTAAGCCTTTATAAAAATACAGTTCAGGGAAGAAATTTCCAAGGAGATAATGTTTTAGACTTAGCTAATGGAGGCGGTTATCAGTACACAAGGAAAGCATTATGGATGGTTTTAGATGAATTAAAGCAATGTTTTGAAACATTGATTATAATCTCTCACTTGAAAGATAAATTGCTTGAGAAAGATGGAAAAGAAATGAATGAAAGAGGAATTGACCTTATAGGTAAATCAGCTACTATACTATCAGCACACGTAGATGCGTTAGGATATATGTATAGAGAAGATAATGAGACTTTAGTTAATTTTATGCCATCTGAATCAATAACTTGTGGCTCAAGATGTGAGCATTTAAAAGACAAGAAAATAGCGTTAATTACTTCTGATGAATCTGGAAAAATTACGGTAGACTGGTCTAAAATATTTTTAAAAGAGTAAAATAAATACTGAACAGTTAGAGTTCTGTAATAAAAACTCGTTTTAAAAACAATAATAAAAAATAATAAAAGAATATGAGTGATTTCAATCTGAATGGAGAAGATTTTAAATCGAAAAGTTTTTCGATTTTTAACAATGGAGTAGCAGGGAAAGTAGAAAACGTATCTATTAGCATAGATAAAAAACAACCAACAGATGCAGATAATGCACCTGATTATAAAGTCAATTTCACTGACGAAAATGGCTCTGTAAATATGGGTATTTATTACCCAAGTTCTGACGCTACAGAACAACAAGTTAAAACACAAGTGAGTAAAGCTTTGTCTATCACTAGAGCTATTATGGGAAATGATTATGTATTTGATGCAGTTAGCAATGCTAAAGAAGCGATTGATTTATGTATGAAAGTTTCTAAGAAAAATAGTGAAGGTGCTAAAGTAAATGTTTTTGTAACCTACGGTACATTAGGTACTCCAAAGAAATATCTTGGAGTTTATAAAATATTTGACTTTGTTGAGCAAGGAGGTGCTACACCATCTAAATTAAGAAGAACAAGTAATCCAGCTAAACCTCAATATAATGACCTTATGGAAGCTATTGAGCAAGATGAAGCGCCGTTAGTAGCTACACCAGCTACTGATGATTGGGTATAATAATAAATCATTAACAAACAGCTGATAAAGCATAGGAATTGTTAGTGGCAGGAGTGTAGCCCGAATGGTAAAGGCAGCGCGTAATGGTGGGAAGTGGTTCGATTCCTCACACTCCGCAAATAATAACTAATTAAAATAAATAAATATGATAAAATATATAAAAAAATTAATTAAAAAGCAAAGATTATTAAGAAAATATAGAGAACAAATAGAAGATTACTTATTTCTTTTATGCAGATATAGAAAAGGAATGTTTTATGTTAAACTAGAAAAAGAAATGAATGCAGTTGTAAGATGTTATAATCGTTTAAAAAAACTATAAAATGGAAAAAGAATTTATACCTTACGAACAAGCATTAGCTTTAAAAGAATTAGGATTTGATGAACCTTGTTTTGGTAGATATGACTCACTAAAAGTACTTGTAACTATATCAAGACCTAAGAGTAATTCTTATTACAAAGGTAGTGTTCCATCTTTTTTAGCAACACCACTTTACCAACAAGTATTTAGATGGTTTAGAGAGAATCATAGTATTTTTTCATCAGTAGATGTAAATTATCGCTACAAGATTTATGTTAATGACGAGTTCTTTGAAGAATCCATTACTTATAATTCACACGAAGAAGCAGGACTTGAATGTCTTAAAAAATTAATAGAAATAGTAAAAAATAATGGTAATTAATTTAAATAAAAAATTTGTAACAAAAGAAGCTTTATTAGAACAACTTACTGATATAGAAATATATCAAATGTATTTGCCAGAGCAGTTTGTGTTTAATAAAACGATTAAATCTCCATTAAGAGATGAAGAAAATGCTTCCTTTGGATTCTTTATAGGAGAAAATGGAGAAGTATGCTTTAAAGATTTTTTATTAGGAGCTGGAGATTGTATTAAGTTTGTTCAATTAAAATTCGGATTAGATTTTTTTGAAGCTATGAGTAAAATAGTTTTAGACGCTGGATTAGATAGTATGTTTATTATTAAAAACACTTTTAAAACTAATGTAAATTCATCAACTCAAGGAATATCTAGAGAAAAAATGATAGCAAGCTTCAATTCTTTTAAACTTGGTAAAAAAGCAAGAGAATTTCATTTATATGATTTTGCATTTTGGTCTTTATTTGGAATAACTCATAAAACTTTATTAAGATATAGAGTTCAACCAGTTAGTCACTTATTTTATGGAGATAAAATTGTTGTTGCTGATAAATTAGCATATGCTTTTGAAGAGCGTAAAGATAACAAAATTACTTATAAGATTTATCAGCCAGAAAGTGAACATTATAAATGGATTAATAATCATAATGAATCTGTGTGGCAGGGGTGGGAACAATTACCTGAAAAAGGAGAAATTCTTATAATTACTAAATCATTAAAAGATGTTATGTCTATTAATGATGTTTGCGGAATACCAGCTGTATCATTACAAGCTGAAGGAGTCATGCCTAAACAACAAGTAGTTGATGAATTAAAATCAAGATTTGAATCTATATTTTTATTGTATGATAATGATTATGATAAAGAAGTAAATTGGGGTCACGAATTTGGTAAAAAAATATCCTCAAAATATGAAATAGACCAAATAGAAATACATAAATCATATAGATCGAAAGATTTTAGTGATTTAGTGTGTCTTATGGGAAAAAAGATTGCTAAAGATGTGTTAATTGAATTAATAGAAATACCATTTTAAAATAAATAAAAAATATGGATAAAAATAATAAATTAGTTGCAGTATATGGTTCTTTAAGAAAAAATATGCATAATAATTATACATTAGGTAAATCAGAATACATAGGAAGTTTTAATTCAGATCCTATATTCACAATGTATAGTATAGGAGATAGATATCCTGCTGTAATAAGCGAAGGCTCTACTTCTATATTAATGGAAGTTTTTAGTGTAGATAAAGAAGTTCAAAAAAAATTAGACCATTTAGAAGGATATTCTGAAAACTTTGATAAAAATAATAATTATTATAATAAAGAAGAAATAGACACTCCGTATGGAAAAGCATTTGTTTATTTATTTAATAATGATGTTTCAAATCTTGAGAAAATAGAATCTGGAGATTGGTCTTCTTGGTTAGAAATTTTAAATTTAAATAGTAATGTTAAAATATATGATGAATGGGAGTATTAATAAAAAAAGTTGAAAGAAAAGTATTTGGAGTTGTAGGGGTTAATAAATATAGACCTATGATACGTAGCAGACATCCTTCCCATAATAGATTACGATACGAAATAGGAAAATTACCATTTAGATCTGTAATTAGATTTGGTTCATTAACTGAATTAACAGATATAGCATCGTTAAAAGGAAGTAGAATTGAATTAAATTCTAAAGAAGCTATTAGAAATAGTTCTTCTAAATTTAGAATGAAAGAATGTTTTAGTTCTCAAGGTGTAAATACAGCTCAATGGTATATGTTTAATGGAACAAAATTTCAAGACAGAAGTATATGTGCTGAAAGTGAAGATTTTGATGTTGATCCAATGGATTTACAATATCCTATTGTATCAAAACATTTCTTTGGTTCAAGAGGTACTGGAAACAAACTTCATAAATCTCAAGCTGAATTACAAGAGTGGACGAAAGATAAAAAATTAGAAAATTTTATTTTTGAAAAGTTTGTAAATTATAATAAAGAATATAGACTTCACTGTACAAAAGATGGATGTTTTTATGCTTGTAGAAAAATGTTGAAAACTGAATTTAAAGACCATCCTAATGCTTGGCAAAGACACGACGATAATTGTGTATGGATTTTAGAAGAAAATGAAAATTTTGACAAACCTAATAATTGGCAAGAAATAATTAATGACTGTGTAAAAGCTGTAACATCTTGTGGATTAGATTTTGGGGCTTGTGATTTAAGAGTCCAAAATAACTATAATGAAGATGGTGAAGAACGTGACCATTGTGATTTTATAGTGATTGAAGTTAATTCAGCTCCTTCGTTTGGAGAAGTAACTTTACAAAAATATAAAGAAGAATTACCAAAACTTTTAATAGAAAAATACAGTGCCAGAAATTAAAGACCCAAGAGAAGTAGAGGATTTTGCTATGAATTATAGCGATGATAGCATAAAAGTATCCATAAAAGGAGGTTATCAAACATCTTTTAGATACATACAATCTCCAACAGCTAATTGTCAATTAGCAAGTGCTTATAATTTTCAAATAATGATGCCTTTTTTAAATAAATATAAAATTAGGGATTTGTTTATA